AGTAACCTCAACCGCTAAACACACAGGCCCCCGCAAGGGGGCTTTTTCTTTTTGTGGGATACTGAAGCCATGGGTATCTTTGACCGCTTCTTAGGCCGTAAAGCCGCAGCCAACCCGACACAGGCATTGCCATTGCCGCTTAGCCAGTCTAGGGACATCTACCTCACTGGGTACGGCTCTGGTCAGCTGCAGACATTGCTACGCCGGGCGCTCCCTGGAAGCACCAAGGACTGGGCTAGAGTTGCCGGTGACCTTGGGCTGAATGGCGTGGTTGCATCAGCGATTGACTGGTATGTCAGGAACTATCCACAGGCCACGCCGCGCTACTACCGACCGGTAGACAGCCAGCAGGCAGAGCCGGTAGAAGACCACCCGGTGCTACAGCTCATGGCTCAACCGGATCCGATGATTATGGGGTCTTTATTCTGGGGCTGGTGCATTCAGGATTACAAGTTGTTTGGCAATACTTACCTGCGAAAGATTCGGTCTTCCACCCGTGGCACCGTGACCGCTTTACAGTTTTTACCGCAGGATATGGTTAGACCGGTTGGTAATGGTGTCAACCCGCTAACCCACTACGTCTACACCACGGACGGGCGCTCCTTTGACATCCCGGTATCCGACATCATCCATATCCGGTACGGTAGAGACCCAAGCGATATCCGCATAGGTAGAGCGCCGCTTACCGCTGTCCTGCGGGAGATAGCAACCGATAACACCGCATCCACAACCGCTTACGGACTCTTGGCTAACGGCGCTATGCCTTCATTGATTGTCGGCCCTGATGCCAAAGAGACAACCGTTGACATGAGCATGGACGATGCCCGGCAGGTCAAGCGCCAACTGCATGAAGACCTTACCGGGGACGGTTCAGGCGGCATCGTGGTTATGACCGGTGCCTACAAAGTTGACAGGGTTAGCCTTACACCTGCCGACCTTGCGCTTGACTCCGTTAGACGTGTACCGGAGGAGCGTATCTGTTCAGCCCTTGGCATCAATCCGATGGTCTTAGGCCTTGGTTCAGGCTTAGAGCGGTCTACCTACAGCAATTATGAGAGGGCGCAACAGGCCGCATGGGAAGACGGCATGGTGCCTTTGCTCCGTACCTTGGCGGATGCAATCACCGCTGACCTGCTACCGGAATACCCTGAGACACAGCAGGGCGATTACGTCATGTACGACCTTGAAACGGTCAGGGCGCTTGCCGACGATATGCAAGCAGAAGCGGTAAGAGCCGAGAAACTCTACAAGGCTGGCATTATTGATCGGGCTGAAGCCAAGCGCATAGCCGGTCTAGAAGCCGTGCCGGAAGATGAAGGGCAGCTACACCCAACGGCAATCCCGGTACAAAGCACCGGCGGCTTTGATGGTGCCGCAGTGCGATCGTATGAGATGAAGTTCCGCCCAACTGAAGCAATGCGGACAGCAGCGCAACGGGCGCTTGATTGGAAGGCTGAAGGCTTTGATGGCGGCACACGGATAGGCTTGGCAAGGGCTAACCAAATCGTAAACGGTGAGAAACTATCCGAAGACACGATACTGCGGATGTATTCTTTCTTTTCTCGTCACGAAGTAGACAAACAGGCCGAAGGCTTTAACGCTGGTGAGGAAGGGTTTCCCAGTCCGGGGCGTGTAGCCTGGGACTTGTGGGGCGGTGATGCCGGGTACCGCTGGTCAACAGCCAAGCGGGACGCTATGCAACCAGACGGCAAGAGCCTTGACGGTGACCACGTATGCACTCCGGGGGTAGTGTATAAGTCTCACCCTTTTTACGGGTACGAGCTGGAGGCCAGCTCAAGCGAGTAGACAGCGGGACAGCACGGATATATGCCGCATCCCAGAAGTACCGGAATGACCTGCTAGAGCGTGAAGGCGTAGCCATCAGCCGTATGCAACGCGCATACAAGGCGGCAACAAAGGCCAGCATCGATGAGCTTGAAGCGTTGGAAGGACGGATAGCCAAGCGTGAAGCAAACGGCGAACCGCCATCCGAAACCATACTCTGGATGCGTCAGCGGATCATAGATAACATCGAGGAACTTGGAAAGAACTTGAAAAAGTTCAGCATCGAGGGGGCAGTGATTACAGCCGATGGGCAGCTACAAGCCGCTATCCTTGCTAATGAGGCAACGCCGGGCCTTGTGGAAGCGGCAGCGGGTAAAAAGCCCGCCGGGGTTACCCTTGGTACTTCATGGACAAGTCTTCCAGACGAAGCCTTGCAGGCCTTTGTCGGGTTCGCAGGCGATGGTTCGCCTCTGGCTGTCTTATTCGATGCCATCCCACAAGTAACCACGGACGCGATGCAGATGGCTTTGGTACAAGGCATCAGCCTTGGTGAAGGCCCACGCACGGTAGCACGGCGGGTACGCAAGGCGGCTGACATCGGGCGGCAACGAGCCGAGACGATAGCCCGTACCGAGATGATACGCGCAAGCCGGGAAGCACAGCGGCAACTATACACCGAGAATGGCGCAGTGACCGGATACCGGCGGCAGGCTACGCAAGATGCGCGGGTATGCCTTGCTTGCTTGGCTCTCTCCGGCACCCTTCAGGCTACCGATACCATCATGCCAAGCCATCCGAACTGCCGGTGCGTGATGATACCGGAAACCCTCAGTTGGGCAGAGATAACCGGCGATTCATCTATACCGGATACCCGCCCAAAGGTGGCAACCGGTGAAGAGATTCTAAAAGGGCTTACGCAGGTTGAAGCCCACCAGATACTAGGCACCGCCCGCTACAACCTTTACAGTGAAGGGCTACCGCTCAGTGACATGGCAACCGTGGTGCCTAACGCCGACTGGGGGCCTACCACAAGAGTGCTACCGCTTAGAGACCTAGAGGGATATCAACCGGATCTAACGACTTATCTATGAAAACGGCACTGTGGGATAGTGGGTGTATGGACTTGCTGACATCTACCGTAGACGGTATCAAGAGCGACCGGCTGGGCTACGTCAAGGGCTACCTGGTTCGCTTTGGTGATACCAAGACCGCCGACCTTGAAGGTGACTTTTTCACCGCTTCAACCGACTACGGCTTTCCGGTTTCCAAGGGTCAGCGCGTACCGCTAAACGTTTACTATCATCACGGTATGGATGCCGCTGTAGGCAAGAAGTCTATCGGTACAGGCTACATCAAGATGGACGATACCGGGCTATGGTATGAAGCACAACTAGACATGGCGGATGAATACGGATCGATGATTGCGAAGCTCTGCAAGCAAGGCAAGATGGGATTTAGTTCCGGTGCTGCTGGTCATCTGGTAGAGCGCAAGAGCATGGGCGGTGCTGCTGAAATCACCCGCTGGCCTATCGCTGAAGCATCGATTACACCGACACCAGCCGAGTATCGTAACAGCGTCAAAACCTTGAAGGAGTACTACGGCATGGAGCCTATGATGGATATGGAAGAAGAGATGGTTATGGCTCCAATGCCGGAACAGTCCCCGGAAGAGTACGCCATGTCGGTATACGATGATGCCGAGGGTGACCTTATCCACGAAGGGCTGGAAGCCTACTACGATGCGCTCTGTGGAGCGATCGAAGCAGTATCTGATCAGACCATGGCTGATGCCGTGATTGATGAATTTGCTCGACGTGCTAAAGGGCTATACGCCATGCACGGAATGAAGAGCGTACAACCCGCTTCACTGCGGGGTGTTGAACGTCGACTGCGGGATGCAGTCGGTCTTAGCCGGGCGAGCGCCAAGCGCTTAGCACCTGTAGTCTGGGATTCACTGCGGGACGCAGACCAGCCAGAAGTGCAACCGGAACTCGTAGTAGAGGCGAAAGCCCATGACAATGACGAACGCCAGGAACTGCTGGCACGTCTGGAGTTGCTAACACAACTATGAATTTGACACAATTGCAGAATCAAAAAGAATCTGTGCTTGCTACCGCGCGGGAGCTTGCTTCCGGTAACGGTGACCTTGCACAGGTCAAGAGCCTGATGGCAGAAGCCAAGGGCATTGAAGAGCGTATTGAGACCATCAAGGCACTCGGACAGGGACATCCAGTAGCAACCGAAGCGCAAGTAGACCAGCCTTGGAAGTCGGGCGGCGTTGGACGCAATCCACTTTCCGGTACTCGTGATGAGGCTAACTACAAGGCGTACTGCTGGGGCCAGTGGGGCCGCTCTATCATGGGCAACCGCAAGGCCGCTGAGTGGTGCAAGGCTAACCTGAAGTCACAGAGCGAAGGCACGACAACCGCTGGTGGTTTTACCGTACCGGATCCGTTGTCTTCTGAGCTTATCTACCTGCGTGAGCAGTTCGGCATTGCGCGTCAAAACTGCCGCATCTACCCGATGTCCAGCGATGTCTTGAACGTGCCTAACGCAACCGCATCCACAACGGTCTACTACCCGGGTGAGAATACGGCTATCACCGCTTCCGACTTGACCTTTGCGCAGGTCAACTTGGTTGCCAAGAAGCCATCGGTTCTTACTCAGGTTTCTAAAGAGTTGGCCGAAGATAGCATCATCGACTTTGGTGCAACGCTTGCCCGTGATATGGCGTACGTCCTTGCGAAGGAAGAAGACCGCGTTGTTTTCAATAACGTAGTTGACTCCACATCTGGCCTTGATGGCATCCTGTATGCCGTCTACAACCTTGGAACCAAGGCTAACATCGCTAGTCTTCAGGTGTTCACAACCGGCCAGACCATCACGTATGCGCCAACACTTGCTAACTTGAAGGGCATGGTTGCCAAGCTCCCAACATACGCCGCACAGGCAAAGTGGTATATGCACAAGGAGATTTGGTACAACGCGATTGCTCCTTTGCTTGATGCACTTGGTGGCAACGCTATCAGCGACATCGCAAATGCCTACGGCCCTACGCCTATGCTCTACGGTTACCCTGTGGTGTTCGTCCAGAATATGCAGAAAACCTTGGCAGCATCCACGCCTTATGTCCTCTTGGGTGACCTGAGCATGGGTACAGCGTTTGGTGACCGCCGAACCGTTACCATCGAGGTATCGGATCAGCGCTACTTTGTTGAAGATGCGCTTGCATTCAAAGCCACAGAGCGCTTTGCATTCAAGGCTTTTGACATCGGTAACGTTGATGCAACAGCAGCCAACCGTGTACCGGGTTCGCTTATCGTCGGAGCATCCGCAGCTACATAAGGCGAGCGGGTTCTTATCTCAAGCCCTCGGCAGACGTGCCGGGGGTTTTTATTTATGTGGGATAGTGGAGCATGATGACACGAGCCGAAGCGATAGCGCAGGTATCACTTTTTGTTGATGCACAAAGTTATCCGCAGATGTCCACAACCGACATAGGGAGCATCTTGGATTCCTACTCCCGGTTCACCACTTGGACGGCTAGCACT